TTACATCGCGACGCGCACGGTGACCTTTTTCGGCCGCCCGCCATTGCCGGGTATCAGTACCGTGACGACACATTTGCCGTCGCTTGTCGGCTGGGCCGAAAGCAGTTCGCCGCCAGTCTCGGCCACCACCTGCTCGGCCGCCGCGCCGCAATCACCCTCGATCGACACAACCATAGATGGCATATCAATCGCTGGCGGTGCGAAGCCGGCAAGGCCCGCAGCAAGCGCTGTTATGATCAGGGGTGAGGACATGAAAGCACTTTCGACATGGGAAGCATCTTGTAAAATCAATAGCCGATCCTGTCTGAATGGCAAATGAATGTCATCCGGACCGGTATGCTGCTGCCGTCAGCGCAATTTCTTGCTGGCCGAAATGCGGCCCCAGATCGCAATGACCCCGCCGGCAGCCGCAGCGATGGCCGAAACATGCTCCGTCAGGCCCTGCTGATCGCCCGCGCTGATGGAAAGCCCGAGAAGATTGGCACAGGATGCCAGGATCGCAATTGCAGCGCCCCACACGGTCTTCGAAAAATACCAGTTTTTCAGTTCGCTCATGTCATTCTCCTGTGTGAAAATCATTCGATGATCAGCGTCGTCGATGCCGCGATACCGTTTGCCACCGTCGCCCCAACCTGCCGGACTCGGATCGAGACCACTGTCTGGGCCACGCCGAAATCGGCCAGTTCGGCGCTGGCGGAATAGAGGTACTGCGGCTCGAAGACATCGGCGCTGCGCCTGATTGTTTCCCCGTCGAGGATGTCGATTCGGTAGCGTTCCACCACCTCGTCCAGCGCGATGTCGCCGTCGAGCCAGTGATCGGCATCACGCCGGGCACTGCGTATCCAGGAAAAGCGAACAGCGCCCGTCTCGTCCCGGCGCGCCTTCAGATGGACCGGGGCGATCGGCGTTTCGGCCCGCAATCCGCCCGCAAAGGCAAAGGGCCCGACAAGGGTTGCCACCTGCCCCGCCCGTTCTGCAATCCAGTTCATCGCCTGGCCGGCTTCGCTGCCACTGAGCCCCAGGGCCTTGACCGCCGCGTTCAGGACCACTGTCGCGGTTCCAGGTGCAGCACCCGAACGCATAGCGTCGTCCGTCCCGTGCAGGCCGCGCAACAGCCCCGAAAGCCGCCAGCGTGCCGCCGAAATCTCCTGCGCCACGCGATAGCCGATCACTTCCCAGGCACCGTTCTGGGCAAGGATGGCGATGCGGTTCTGGCCGTTCAGCACCGCGATCGTCGATGCGGATGAGAGACCGCCGAAATGCAGGTCGATCACGACGATTCCGACCGGATCGAAACGCCCGCGAATACCCTCCGACAGCGCCTCGGCCAGAACACCCGTCTGGGCGGGCTGCTCCAGCCGCACCCGTGCCTGATAACCATCGAGCCCGGCCGACGACGACAGCATGACCGCGTGCCACGGCCTGGAAAACACCGCTGCGCGAGCAAAGCTGCGGGCATCGCCCGCCTCGTATTGCGGCAGGTCCATGAGATGAATGACGGGATCGAAGCCGTCGGAGACCTGCCGGCGTGGGTGGCTCGTGCCCTCCGATGCCGATGCGCCGTTTCCACCGGACGGAACGAAGCCGCGGGCTTCGACGGCCCGCACCGCGCCATCCTCGATTCGCGAAATCAGGAAAGCGCCTTCCGGCCCATCTGCGAGCGCCACCACATCGCCTGGCTCCAGCGCAAGCGACGCCGGAGACAGGGAAAAACGGACGCTGCGTCTTGCCGCCTGGTGCTCCCGCAAGCCGTCTTCGGCAGCCCCCAGGGCCGCCCCTTCATGCAGCACACCGGACAGGGAAAGACGCAAAACCCTGTCATTGCCGGGCAAGGTGCTGCGCGACCGCGCCGTGCTCTTTTCATAATCCCGGCGGCTATCGAAGTGGTCGAGGATGGCCTCGCTGGCATAGTCGCTGCCATGGCCGCGGATTTCCGTGATCAGCGCTTCGTCATCGAGATCGGCGAGCACCGGAATGCTCGTCGGCGCGGCAGCCAGCCGCATGCGCGACCGGAAACGCAGCGTGCCGCCATCCTCCACCGCATCGATCTGCAAGGCCGCCATCAGCGGCTCCAGCACGTCCCGGGCAGAACCCTGCTCGGCCTGCACGTAGCCGCCGAGATCGCCGCCGACGCAGGCCGTGTCGCTGCCGTCGAAACCATGATCGGCAAGAATGGCGCCGATCACGTCGCCCGCCGTACCGGCGCCGAGCCGTCCGTTCAGCCAATGCCCCCTCTGCCAGTTGCCGCCATCCGACCAGAGTGCGGTATTTTCGGGAAAGGCCGGCAGCGGTCGCGCATCCCAGGTCCACAAGAAGATGTGATCCGGATCGACGCAGGCCGGTGCGCCGGGTGATGACCAGAAGCCGAGCTGCGCGTCCAAAAAGCGGCGCTGCATCGCATCGCAGCGGGCGCCGTTCGAAAAATGCGGAACCGCCGTTTCTGACGATTTCGGATCGGTGAAGACGTTCGGCTGGTTGGCCCCCTTGTCGATCGCCGGGCAACCGGCTTCCGTGAACCAGATCGGCTTTGATCCGGGAAGCCAGGCCGTCGGGCTCGCCAGTTCCGCCCCGCCGATGCGATCGTGATGCGGCTCGCTCCACCAGTGGGGAATATCCTTGTAGCGGTAGACCCAGGGTTTTGCCGAAAGCCCGTCGGTGATCGCGGTGCGCAGGCGGTTCCGGCGATCGGCATCGCTGGCATAGTACCAGTCGTACCCCTCGCCCGAAAGAACCATCGCGCCCATGGCGTCGCGGTCTTCGGCCAGCCGGAAGCCGTCCGGATTGCCACTTTCCATGTCGCCGTCACGCCAGTCGGCGAGCGGCATGTAGTTGTCGATGCCGACCGCATCGATCGCCGCGCTCGCCCAGAGCGGATCGAGATTGTAGTGCACCTCGCCTGAGCCGTCGGCCGGATGATATCCGAAATACTCGCTCCAGTCGGCGCCATAGGTCAGCTTCGTTTCGCCGCCGACAACCGCCCGGACATCGTCCGCCAGCGTCACCAGCGCCTCGACAAAGGGAAAGGCCCCGGACGCGTCGCGAATCCTTGTCAGCCCGCGCAGTTCCGAACCGATGATGAAGCCGTCGACGCCCCCGGCCGCCTGCGCCAGCAATGCGTAGTGCAGAACGAGCCGCCGGTATCCCTCGTCCGTTGCGGTGAACATCACGCTCGTGCCGGAAATCGAAAAGTCAGCGGCCTCCGCCACGCCGCAAAAGGCCTCGATCTGTGTGCGGGCCGCAGCCGTCCGGTCCGTGCTGCCGGGTTCGCCGCTGGCCGGATGGCAGGTGATGCGTCCGCGCCAGGGATAGGCCGGCTGCCCCGTTCCGCCATAGGGATTGGCGAGCGTGTTGTCGGCGGCAATGTCCATCATCACGAAGGGGTAGAGATAGACCTTCAGCCCGCGCGCCTTCAGATCGGCGATCGCCGCGACGACGCTTGCATCGCTCGGCGTACCGCCATAGGCCGGCCCGCCGCCATTGCTGCTGACGGCATGGGCCGTGGCGCGCGCAATGCCGGAGACCGACCAGGCCCTGCTTTCATGGTCGCGCAGCGGCGTTTCCACCCCCGGAACGATCCGGCATTGCCCCGCCCGCAGGTCCGTTCCGAACCAGGAAACGACCAGCGCCACCCGCTCCAGATTGGGGCACAGCGCCTGCAATTCGTCGATCGACGCTTCCCAGTCCGATGCGCCGTGAAAGATGTTGCGGTTGATCAGGCGGCTTTCGCCGGCGCCGGTTCGCTCCGTCACCACGGCCGGATCGTAGCCATGTTCGCTGGAGCCGGGAATGAGCGTGACAGCCCGGATCGCCGCTTCCAGCGTCCCGACGGGACGCAGGACCTCGAACTGGATGACCGGGATGCGGTTGCCGTAGGCGTCGAGCGGAAAACGCTCGAACACGGCATAGGCCAGCCCGCGATAGGCCGGCGCCTTGCCGGTCCCCTGCTTGGCCTCGATCAGCGGGTCCGGCATCTGCGCCTGCGTGCCCTTGTGGATACGCATCTCGATCCCGGTCAGGTCAAGTTCGCGACCATCGGCCCAGACCCTGCGCACATGGGCGATCTCGCCTTCGCAGATCCCGAGCGCAAGATTGGCATAGTAGCGAAACGTCTCGACACGCGGCCCGCTGGCCTTGCCGCCCTGCCGCTCGACCCGCACCTCCTCCTCGAAGCGTGTCGCCCAGATCAGCGTTCCGCCGACCCGCACCGTGCCATAGGCGCGGGTGATCGCCGTACCCTCGTCGGCGCCGCTGATGCGGGCATCGCCGAGCCGCGCACCGCGCACCGTAGTCATGCCGTTGACGATCGAGCGGTCGACGGCCGATCCGGCGAGCGCCCCGACGGCGCGGCCAAGCACGGCCCCGACAGGACCAAAGACGCCGCCGAGTGCGGCCCCGGCCGCCTGCAGGAGTATCGTTGCCATGCTTGGCCTCTTTAGGTTTACGGTCTGTCAGGAAAACGGAAGACACCGGCGATCCGGCGCCGCCAGGACGCCACCAGCGCGGATTCGATCACCGCCGCCTGCTCGTAGGCATGGATGAAACGGTCCGGGGCGCTCAGGATTCCGGCATGTTTGGCTGGCATGCCGGGTCGCCATCGGAAAAGCAGAAGGTCGCCGCTGGCCATCGCGGCCAATGGCAGGACCGGGCCGCAATGGCGGATCGCCGCCGCCATCAGCGCGTCGCCGGCGCCCCGTTCGGCCCAGTCGGGCTGATAGGCCGGCGGCAGTTCCGGCTCCGCATCGTAAAGTTCGCGCCAGACGCCCCGCACCAGCCCCAGGCAATCGCAGCCGACGCCCTTCAGGCTCGCCTGATGCCGGTAGGGCGTCCCGATCCAGGCGCGGGCCGCCGCAACGACCGTGTCGGCAAGTACGTCATTGGCGGCATTGATGTCAGCCAGCAGCCCGGACGCAGCGCCGATCGCCGGCGCGCTCCCTCCCCCTTGTGGGGAGGGTTGGGGAGGGGGTGGTCCTTTCAAACTCATGATCTTCCCATCCGCCCCCCGCCCCTCACCCATACAGCGGCCGCCCGTCATGCACGCTGTCGCCATCGGCATAACCGAAGGCAAAGTCCGCGCCCGGAAGATGCGGAAACCCCTGAAAATTCAACGGATTGCCGAACTTGTTCCGGCAGGTGGCAAAACTCTTGTCGCAACCAACCCTGATCTCGAACGGATCGCCGACGGCAACCTGCACGGCGGGCGGCAGCCACAGCGACAGCGTCACCGCACCGCCATCCTTACCGTGATTTTCGATATCGACGCTTTGCCCGGCAGCAGCCCCGTCCAGAAACCGGATCGTACCATAGCGATAGAAACCGGATGCAGCCCCGGCCAGCCCCCCGACAATCAGCCGCGTCGCACCGAGCAGTGCCGTCACCATGCCCTCCGCCTGCCATGGCGCCACGTCGATGTTCATCTTGCAGCGCGCGTCGCCAAGCACGGCGTCGCAGCGACGGCTGTAGATGCGGCCCTTCACCTGATCCAGCCTGTGGGTCAGGCGGCGCAGTTCGGCGCGGAATGCGCCGCCGGCTTGTGTCACCTCGCCGATCTCCTGCACCCGCAGCAGCATATGTTCGTCGACCGCCTGCCAGTTGACGAGAAAAACCTCGACCCGTGCGCCGTCATAACGTCCGGCCAGCACATCCGCCTCGCTGATCGCCGCGCTTGAAAAGCCGCCCGCAATCTCGCTCGCATCGACCGAAAGCCCCGATGTCGCCTCGGTATCGCTGGCCTGAAACCCGCTGGCCGCACGAAAATCCGTATCCTCGAAGTGAAGGTCTCGGTCGTGCTCGGTGAAGCCGAGCACGACGCCGTCCTGTCGCGTCACCCGCCAGGCATGGCAGACCGACGTCGTATCGCCGGTCAGATGCTCCGCAAGTCCGGGATGCAGCTGTTTCATGGCCGGATCTCCACCAGCGGAATGGACGGAATGCGCCCTGCCTTGAACTGCGCCAGATCGATATCGATCCGGTCGATGTCGAAGCGCACGGGCACGTCAAACTGGTAGCCCGCGCCCACGATCGCGCCGGAACCCGGAATTTTTGCCGGCACGAAGGTCACGATGCCCGTCGTGATATCCACGGCAAAGTCGCCGGGCGAAGCAGCAACGCCTTCCACCGAGACAATGACGCTGCCATCCACCGGCTTTTCGATCGGCCGCACCGAGGCGCCGCCCGCATCGGCATAGGTCTTGATAAGCGCAAAGCTGGCCGTGCTACCATCGCCGGTTCCGATGATCTGGTCGCCGGCCGTGGCTGTTTCCAGCGGCCCACAGGACTTGCAGTCGACGGGGTCGCGAAAGCGAAAGCCGTACACCTGCCCCGCCCGTGCCTCGAAGAAGGCAAGCACCGCATAAAGATCGTCGATCGACCTGATCCCCGATCCCGCATCATAATGCCGCCGCGCATCGCGCCAGCGCCAGTTGCGGTTCTCCCGCCCGTTCGAAAGACTGACAATATCCGTCCGCCGCACCGGCCCGCCACTCGTGCCCAAGGCAAGGCGAAGCGGAAACCGGATTTCGTGAAATCCTGTTGGCATGGTGTTTTTCCGTGTGTGTGGAGTTGGTGGGGAGTGTTCCTGTGCGAGCGATGGCGGTTCTAATTCACCCGAGGAAGACCTTGGGGCCGGCAAAAGGGGACGAAGAGGTGGCGACCTATCGCCCATCTCTCAGGAAGCAGCGATTTTATCATCGCCGCCCTCGGTGAGGGCGAGTGCCTTGTAGCGCGAGCCGAAAGTGATAATGCTGCGTTAAGGTTCAGCCTATGGAATTTCAATGAAGCGACGAACATCAAAGCGCCTCGCGATTGCATTTCTGCTTTGGCCCGTTTTTATCTGCCTCTTGGTGGTTGTGCCTTTCTACGTCGTTTATTTTTGGCTGGGGCAGCAGTCCCTTGAGCGGTTTTTTGCCGACATGACACCAGGCCTCACGTTCGTGCTGCGAGCGGCGATGTTTGTCGAATTTTGTTTGTGGATAGCGACTGTTCAATATCTCTTTAACTTCGCCATCTGTTGTTTGGAGCGTTTTTTTCCCTGGCGGGTCGAGCAGATGCGAAACGAATGGATCTCCTTTTTCTTGTGGGATGAACTCAATGGGGATCGAGAGCTTATCTGAGACAGCTCGCCGCCAGCACATTATATGAAATGGCGTAGTTGCGGCCTCCCTGGTTGCGTGAAGGCGAGCATTTGCGATATTGGATTGGTCATGGTTGCAAACCTTCTGAGACGAATTGGGATAGGTATTGCTGTAGTTGGCTGCATCGGTGCATCGCTTGTCTGGGCGTTCACACCGCTTCCCCTGTGGACAGTCTTCGCTATCGCTGTGGTTTTTGCGCTGACTGGGTTCAACATTGCAAGCATCCCAAACCTTCCCGACGGATGGTTTCAGCAAACGATTAGAACTGGAAAAGACGTCCCAGCGCCGGGAAGCCGCTACGGCGTTCGCATTCGCGAAACGGAGGAAGAAAAGATCGATCCTGATCTTCTGAAAAACGAGCTTCGTGAATTGGGAAGCCAAATTGATCGCAATCGTTATTAGCTGTGCTCCTGCCCAATCGAGTTTTTTTGACAGAGGAGGCAGAGTGGCGGCTAGGTCTGATGTGGGCAAAGTGATACCCATCACATGTCCAAGGGGTGACGGGCATACATCTCCCCCTCACATCCCCCGCCGCCCGCGCGAGACCGTCCGCGTCAGCATGGCCGCAATCTGCCCCTCCGATTTTCGAAAGCTCTGGGCATCGGTCGCCGTCACGTTGAAAACCACGTTCATCGCAGGCCCACCGCCGGCAACGCCGAGCGAGCCGTCCGATCCGCGTTTCAGCGGCAGGATAGCCTCGGAGCCCGCCTCGCCCATCAGGCCGAAATTGCCCCCCATCGGAAAATAGGTCGGCGCCGAGACGATGCCACCCGCCGCAAACGGCGTCACCCGACCCGGCACGCCGCCGGCGGCAAACGCCGTCGCGCCGCCCAGACCATTGGCAAGACTGCCGATCATGCCGGTCAGCGCCGAGCCGAGCATGTTTTCGAGCGGCTTCAATCCCGCCGACAGGGCAATCTCGCTCAGTCGCAGGCCGGCGCCTTTCAGCACATCCTCCAGCCCCTTGCCGCCCCGCGTCGCAGAAACCAGCGCGCCGGTCAGCGCCGAACCGAAGGCGCGCGAACGCCCTTCCAGATCGGACAGAACGCTCTCCAGCGCCTCGGCCTCCTGCGTTGCTGCGGCAAAATCCGTCGTCTCGACCATGTCGCTCTCCTTCCTTGAGGCGGCTTCTCACCAATCACTACCCACTACCCACTAATCACTTCGCACTTCCCCATCCGGAAACGCCCCCATCAACGCCGCCAGCCCGGATCGATCCGGCACACCCATGCGGGGCTTCCACCAGCCGCTTGCCTCAGACAGTTCGCGCGGCGTCATCACCCAGAAGTCACGCGGGGGCAGCCGCAGCAGGCAAAGTCCGAGATGCAGCACATCGGCCCAGGGAAACGGCCTCGTGTCGGTCATGCTCACGCCCGCTGCGGCACCGGAGGGTTTGCGGTGGCCTCATCGGCCTCGCCAAACGTTGCCGCCAGAAGCGCGCCTGTCAGTCTGGCGAGACCGCCAAGCCCGCCCTCGACGCTCATCGTCGCCACATCATCGTCGCAGACGAGATTGCCGCCGCCGCGCAGGCCGGCGCCCAAGATCCGGATCATGTCCTGTGCCTTCAGGCTGCCGGCCGAAAACCGCGCGGCAAGATCCATCAGATTGTCCGCAGCAAAGGCCGTCTCCAGTTCGGCGAGGCTGCCGAGCGTCAGGCAGAGGATCCGCCGTTCGCCGCCGATCACTGCCTCGACCTCGCCGCGATGCCGGTTGGCCCGCCCAGCGATCCCATGGGAAACCGAGTCCATCAGAGCACCGCAAACGTCAGCGCACCGGCCGATTCCAGCGCCAGTTCGAACAGAACCTCGCCGTTGTATTGCCCGGAATATTCCAGCGCCGTCACCTGGAAGGGACCGGTCAGCGTGCCGAAATCGGGAATGACCACCTGCCAGTTGAGGATCGTGCTGCCGAAGAAGGCCGAACGCACCAGCGCGTCCGAACTCTGGTCCTTGAAAATGCCGGCGCCAGACAGCGATGCCCGCTGCACGCCCGCGCCACCGAGAAGTTCACGCCAGCGCCCAGCCGATTCCGCATCCGTCACGTCCACCGTCTCGGCATTGAAGGCGAGCCGCTTGGATCGCAACCCCGCCACCGTCACGTAACTCCCGCCATTGTCGATCTTCAAGAGAAGATCCTTGCCCTTCTGCGCCACCATGTCTGCGTCCTTTCAAAACGAGAAAAGCGCCCGATTGGGGGCGCCAGAATGCAAATCCGAATATCGACATCACTCCGTCACGGCCCGAAACACCATCTCCGCCACATGGCCCTTGGCCTTTGCGTCGCGACCGGTGCGTGTCCGCTGGTGGCGCAGGTTGACGAGTGCAGCACCGGTCAAGGACAGCGCCGCATCGTCGAGCAGGGCGCGAATACGGGCTGCAATCTGCTGCGTCGCGCGATGCCCGCCCTCGCCGCTGCGCACCTCCAGCGTCACGAGATGCTCCTCCCCCGGCTCGCTGGCCGTCGACCAGTCGCGGGTCTCGATGCCGGCGATACGCACGTAAGGCGCCTCGTTGCGCGTCAGCAGCCGGTCGTGCACCCCGTTCGTGCCGATCAGCGCTGTCAGCGCGGCATCGCCGGTCAACCGGGCGTAGATCGCCGTCTGCAGGGCTTGCATGGCGCTCATTTCCCGTCCTCCTCGCAGCGGCAGACCAAATAGCGGCGCGTCTCGTCCGGATCGAAATGCGCCCTGATGCAGAACAGCCGGGGACCCTTGCGAAACCGCATGCCGGCTGTCACGTCGTCCCGAAACCGGATCGATATCCGGTGCGTGATCGAAAACACCGCCATGTCCGCCTGCTCACGATCCGGCATCGAGACCGGCTCGATCCTTGCCCAGAGCGATGTCACGATCGCATAGCCCGGTACGATACCGCCCTGCCCGTCGCTGACCGGCACCGGCATTTCCAGCTCCAGCCGGGCGGACAACTGGCCGGGATCAAGCATCGTCGCGTCCATCGTCAAAGCCCCCGCCGGCAAAAGGGCGCGATCAGCCGGTCGTAGCCGGCAGGCACCGCGGCCGGCTGGCTGTCGGGTGAAACGGCGCCGCGGCACTCGTAAAGCAGTGCCACGTGCAGCAGCAGGGCGCGCTTCAGCGTATCGGGGATGTCGGTCCCCGCCTCGCCAAAACCCGCGGTGAAGTCGATCTCGATGCCGTTGATCTGCCGCCCGATCACGGGGCGGGTCGGCAGCATCAGCCGCGCCGGACGAGCCTGCCCGTCGAGAATGGCATCGGCCAGGGCCAGGTCCTGCGGCAGCCCGGCCGCGTCGCAAACCGTAACGGTCTCAATGCTTTGTACCGGGCCTTTGGCAATTTGAATCACCGGCCCGCACGGCCAGTCATCAAGGTAGAGCCGGAATGTCCGGCTGATCAAAACAAGCCCGGTCGCCTGCTCCAGATACTGCCGCGCTGCCCGGATCAGATCCCCGATCAGGCTATCCTCGGTCGCGCCATCGACGCGCAGATGCACTTTCGTCTCGGCAAGCGTCAGCGGTTCGCCTGATGGTGGCGTCAGTTCGGTGATGGTCATGGATGTCTCCGTCAGCGGAAAAGGAGGGGACGGACGCGGCGGGAGGGAAGCCGCGTCCGCCTTCATGCGCCGGCGGCAGGGAAGACCGCCGGGCACAAACTGCCGACACGTCTTGAAAAAGAGCTGCCGCCCGATTTTTCAAGATGCGTTTTCAGGATGCGGACGTCAGGAGACCGCGAATTTCACCAGCTTGATCGCCTCGAAATTCTGCACGCCGCCGCCGACGCGCTTGGTCGTGTAGAACAGCACATAGGGTTTGGCCGAATAGGGATCGCGCAGCACGCGCACCCCGGTGCGGTCGACGATCAGGTAACCGGCCGCGAAATTGCCGAAAGCGATGCCATAGCTGTTGGCAGCGATATCCGGCATGTCTTCGGCTTCCGTGATCGGAAAGCCCATCAGCGATGCCGCCTGGCCGGCAGCCGCCGGCGGATGCCAGAGATAATTGCCGTCGGCATCCTTGAACTTGCGGATTTCCGCCTGCACCTTGCGGTTCATGACGAAGCTGGCATTCTGCCGGTGCCCGGCCTTCAGTGCATAAATCGTGTCGATCAGCGTGTCGGACGGGCCGCTGGCCTTGAAGGCGCCGGCAGCACCCGTGGCGATGTAGCCGATATTGCCCCAGCTCCAGCTCGCATCCGCGACATTGGTATAGTTCAGGAACCCCTTCGGCTTGTTGGTGCCGTCGCCGGAGACGAAGGCCGTTCCCTCCTGTTCGCCAAAGGCGATGTCGACCTCGGACGCGATCCAGCTCTCGATGTCGACCGCCGCATCGTCGAGCAGCGCCGCCGTCGCCGCGGGCATGGCATAGAGCTCCATGGTTGGAAACGAGAGCTCGGCCAGTTGCGGCGTCGTCGTCTGCGGCCGCGCCGCGGTTTCCGAAACCCAGCCCGTCGCCATGCCGGCCAGCGCAAACGGCTTCTTCAGGACGGAACCGGAAACCTGGCGCACCGTTGCCAGTGCCCGGATCGGCGAGACCACGGAAAGCCTGCGGCCGATCTCGCTGTCGGTCTCGCTCGGCACCAGATAGCCGCCATCGGTGGCCGAGCCGATCGAAAATGCCTTGCCTTCGAGGTCGCGCAGCCCCTGCTCGTCGCCGCGGCGGATATAACCCTCGAACGCCGCCTTGTGCTCGACGGCCTCGAGGCTCGATACGTCGCTGCGGCCCAGCGCCGGACGCGCCTTCTTCAGCACCAGCTGGTCGAGCAGGCGCTTCTGCTCGTCCATCGTCCGGTTGATGCGGTCCATCTTGTCGCGGGTCACGACATCGGCGGTCAGCTTGGTTTCCAGTTCGCCCAGCCGCCGATCGTTGGTTTCCTTGAAGGCCTCGAAGGCGCCCATGAAATCGTCGAAGGCCGCGGTCATCGTCTCCGGCACCGTCTTGATTTCCGGCGCCACTATCCGTGTTTCGCTCATCTTGTCCTGTCCTTGTCTGCTTGGAGTTTCATCATCCGGGTCGCCCGCCGCATCCGGCGCACGAGTTCCGTTTCGGGGTCGCGGAACCACCGCGCATTCTTGACGTTCGAGACGCGGGCCGAAGGCAGCATCGGGAAGGTCACGATCGAGATTTCCCAGAGGTCGGCCTCGAGGATCCGGCGCACGCCGCTCTTGCCGTCGGTCTTCGCCTTGACGGTCTGGAAACCGATGGAGAGCCCGTCGACCGCACCCGCCTTCATCAGCTGGTGCACCTCCTGCGCCCGCGCCACGCCCGGCGAAAGCTGGCCTTCGACATAGAGCCCGCGCGCATCCTCGCGGATCGTCTTCCAGGCACCGAGCGGCTCGCCCGGATCATGCTGGAAAAGCATACGCACACCGCTTGCACCGCGCCGCGAAAGCGAGCGCGAAAACGCCCCCGGCTCGATCGCATCCTTGCCGAGATCGACCTCGCCGAAGATGCTGGCATAGCCGGAGAAGCGCCCCTCGCCGGTCACCCCGGCAAGCGTCAGATTGGCAAACTTCTGCGTTCGCCAGACAGGCAGGCTGTCGGTCGTCATGGGATGTCTCCGATGTTGAAAAAGCGAATAGTGGGTAGTGGGTAGTGGGTAGTGGGTAGTGAGGTTTCCGCAAAGCAATCCAACGGCAACCATTCGCTATTCGCCAAATACTACTCGCTACCCACTACTCACTACTCACTGTTTCCACCGCTCCGCCACGCGCGCCACCGCCCCCAGCACCCACCAGGCACAAAGGCTCGCCGCCGCAGAGCCCGCCAGCATCACCTCGGTGCCCGATAGGACGCCGGCAATGCCGAGTTTCGTGAAGAGCCAAAGCCCGGCCGGTCCGCCGAAAATCAGCCCGCAGATCAGCCCGGTGAAAAACCGCGACGCCGCCTCGCGCCTGCCCTTCGGCAGCATGTAAACCAGCGACACCGCGGCACCCGCAGCCGAGCCAATGCCCCTGGCTGCCCAGAGCCCCGGGTCATTGCCAAAATCAGCCATTTGTTAAGTCCTTGATGATATTATCTAAACACAACCAAAACAGTCGTTCGATCCGCCTGACGCAAGGTCAGCCGCGGCATGACGCAACGTCAGCTGTTCCATTTCTCTGAATCTTTTGAGTCGCTTGGATGGTTGTCTTCAAAGCTTGAATCAACACCTTCACAGCTTGATTCAACGCGCATCTCAATCAGAATCCAGTTTCTTGGATAACCTGATGGAAAGACAACGCATTGTCGTTTTTACGAGCCGATTGACAGGCAACCGAACCCCTTCCCCTCAATACCCCACCGCCTGCCGCTTTTCTTCGTCGGTCAGAAAATCCGCATCCTTCAGCCGCGCCCAGACTTCCGCCCGTTCGGCGCTGAGCCCCGCCACCTGGTCGAGGTCCGGCGCCAGCCGAAGCGTCTCGCCAAAGCTTTCCGAAAACCATCCGGAGAGCGCCGAGAGCGTGCGAAACAGCATCGGCAGCACCGTCAGGCGATAGAAGGCCCGGTTGGCCTCCTGGTAGTTGGCATAGGTGTTGTCGCCGGGAATGCCGAGCAGCATCGGAGGCACACCGAAGGCGAGCGCGATGTCGCGCGCGGCCCCATTCTTTGCCTCGACAAAATCCATGTCCTTGGGCGAAAGCCCCATCGCCTTCCAGTCCAGCCCGCCTTCGAGCAAAAGCGGCCGCCCGGCCCGCATCGGCCCGGAATAGCCCTCGTCGAGTTCGTTTCTCAGCCGCTCATACTGGTCGGCCGAAAGATTGCCGCCCTCCTTCGGCTGGTAGACCAGCGCACCCGAAGGCCGGGCCGAATTGTCGAGCAGCGCCTTGTTCCAGGTGGCAGCCGCATTGGAAAGATCGAGCGCCATCTGCGCTGCCTCCAGCGGCGGAAAACCGAGATGATCGTCGAGCGGATGGAAGAGCCGCAGATGCAGCAGGCCACCCTCGCCGACTGCATGCCGTCGGACAAGCGTGCCGACACGGTATTCATAGGCCTCCGGCCAGCCGTCACGTCCCTCGAGAATACGAACCCGGTCCGGCCGCAGCAGATGCAGTTCCCGCACCTCCTCGCCGACGCGCAACGCCTCGATATAGGCATTGCCGGAAAGCAGCAGATGGCCGTAGAGCGTCTCCAGAAAATCGACGCCGCCCATCCGCCCGTTCGGCCGGGAAAGCAGCGCCAGCACCGGATGGTCGCTCACTTCCTGCGGCCCCTCGTAGAGCAGAAGCGGCACCGAGGCCGCAGCCTCCGAAATCAGCCGCACGGCCCGATGCGCGGCCGGGTTCTTCATGAATCCCTCGCGCGAAAGCCCGGCATAGGTCCGGCCGGTCCAGTGCGCCCGTGCCTCCTTGGAAAGAGCGATGAAGCCGGTCGCGGCTTTCGCCTCGGTCCCGGCCTTGCCCCCGGAAAATGACGTTCTGTCCCCCGGGCGCAGCCACGGCAGGCGGAAGGGATTTTTCATCGGGCCATATCCTTGAAAGAGATCGTTCGAAGTCAGAAGCAGGTCCTATCGAGCCTGCAGTCAGCCAGGCTCACCCGGCATGGCCGGAAAGCGTGATCGCCGCGTGGTAAGCCCTGCCATAGCCCGCGACGATGGCCGCCCTGTCGCGGCCGTTGATGATCCGCCGCGCGCCGGTCCAGTCGGTCCTGGAAACCGAAAAATAGTCCGCCAGCCGCTTGCCGGTAAAACTGCCGCGGATCATCCCCTCGACGAGAATATCGGCGGCCACCCCGGTCTCCATCGCCCGGTCGGGATCGGTGACCAGATCGATGCCGGTCAGCGCCGTCATCCGCTCGTAGTTCGCCCTGTGGGTCAGTTGCACCAGCCCGCGCCCCAGCCAGCTCTTTCCATCGGCATCGCGCCGCCAATAGGGCACGGAGACCGAAGGCAGGCGGCCACGCCGGTAGGCGCTGTCGAGCACCGCGATCGCCCGGTCGTCGCTTTCAGCAAAGGTCTCGCGCACCGGCTGCATCGTCCGGCCCGTCTCGTGATGCGCGGTTGCCAGCATATAGGCCAGCCAGCAACTGTCCGATCCGTCCGTCCGTCCCGAAACGCGGTCGAGAATCTCCGAAATGCCGCCCACCTGGCCGCGCGTCAGCCGCCCGTCGAACAGCGAGGAGCGAACCGTCTTGAAGAACAGACTGCGGTTGAAAGTCATGCAAAGACACTCCCGGAAGAATGGGGCCAAAAAAGCTGTGACCCTAAATCGATTGAACGGAATTGAATCGTTTAAACTGTTTAATGCCGTGATTTACTTTGCGTTTGCGATGTGAAAACTCGTCTCGATAAACAAGCATGCTTCTGATCGAGGAGGATCGAATGAACGCAAACACCAAAATGCCGTCCGAAGCCGAACGTGCGACCATCCCGCAGCCTCTGCTCGACCGGATCGAAAACGAATGGCACCAGATGCGCGTCAACGCGCCGGCTACACCGAAAACCGCAAGCGACAGCCAGCGCTGAAAGCCGGCCCGGCACGAACCGGCCCGGCACGAACCTGCACGGTGCAAACCGCTGTTTCAGATCCCGCGCACCCGCGGCTCGCCATGACCTTCCAGCATCAGCGCCGTCAGCGCCCAGACCAGCGCATCCAGCCGGTCTGGCGAGCGGCCTGACGAAAGCCCCTCCGGCCCGAAATCGCACATCTGGTCTTCGAGTGCCGGAAACGAGCCGGCATGCACGACGCGGGACTGTTCGTAGAGCGCCGCCACCGGCTCCGCCCGCAGCCATTTACCGCGCGACGCCCGCACGGTCTTTACCGGCACTTGCGCATCGATGCCGCGCAGCACGGCGGCGACCATGTCTCCGCCCTGGTTGATCTCCGCGAGGATCCGGTCGGCATCGAAACGGCGATAGGCGCGCACCACCGCCTGCGCCCATCCCGCAGGACTTGCGCTTTCCACCGAGCAATCGGCGAGAACGACGCCGCGGCCCTGCCGGTCGAGCCCCGCCACCACGATACCGCAGCAGGATTGCGCCCCCGCACCAGCCGGTGGATCCACCGCCACGACGATCCGCGACAAAGGCCCGGCATCGCGCAGCTTCAGTGCCTCGATCAGCGACCGCGACCAGAGCGCATCCTCGCGATCGACGATCATCTCGCCGTCCAGTTCCTGCCGTCCCAGCCGTGTACCGCCATAGCGCTTCGCCATCGCATCCAGGAATCCCGGCGCGAGGTTTTGCGCATTGTCGGTGGTGCGGATCTGCCGTGTCCGCGTTGCGGGATCGGCAATCAGCGCCTTCAACAGCGGCAGCGGTCGCGGCGTCGTCGTCACCAGCACCTGTGGATGGTCACCGAGCCGCAGCGCAAACTGCAGCATGTCGAAGGTCTCCTGCGGATGCTTCCACTTTCCAAGCTCGTCGCACCAGGCAAAATCGAATTGCGGCCCGCGTAGCGATTCCGGGTCTTCCGAAGAAAAGATCTGCGCGATCGTCCCGTTCGGCCAGACCAGCCTGCGGCGCGATGCCTCGAAATCCGGGCGGTTGCGCCGGGCAATGCGGCAGATACCGGAAATCCCGTCGATCATCACCTCGCGCGCATCACCGAGCGTTTCCGCCACCAGCGCAATCCGTCGGGCCGGGCCGGTGGTCTTTGCCGTCGCGAGCCCGTGCACCCATTCCGCACCCGCCCGCGTCTTGCCGGATCCACGCCCGCCCATCAGCACCCAGCTCCGCCAATCGCCGACCGGTGGCAATTGATCGAGGCGGAGTTCACGAGACCCGTCGCGCAGGAAACGCTTGAACAGCTTCACGCTCTTCGATGAGGTCGCCCCGCCCGCCGCAACACCGGCGACCGACGGGGTCTGCGGCTGCCCGCCGGTTCCATCATTGTTCGAAATGGCCGGTCTGTCCGGCTCGCTCCCCTCGGAAGCATCACCGGTAAACCCAGCCAGCACCGCCAGAGGCTCTGCCTCCGTCAGGGAATCGGAACCGTCCACAATCCGTGCAGCCGGCGTCTTCGACACATGTCCGCCTTCAGCGACGCCGCAGGGCTGAACATCATCCTCGCATTCTGCAGCGGGGGCGATGGTATCGGTATTGGCCACGCGACCCGCTGGCATCGCCCGATCGCCGCGTGGTTCCAAGAGCGGATCTGTCAATCTTCGTCCCGTGGCGAGCGCCTTGTCTTTCCTCGCGCGCAGTCTCTCCATAGCCTTGTCATAGTCCACGAAGATATCGCCCGCCTCCACTATCGCGCCATTGGCTACCTGGTGTTCAAGGTGGTGGTCCGGTTGCGTCTGCGGTGTTCGTTGCGGCAGCGGCGGCAT